ATCGGGCATATAATCGGACGCAAACGTTTCCGGATATCCACCAGGCAGCTGGTCAGCTTCTTACCGTTCGCCTCCATAGCCTGGCAGATCGTTTCTCCTGACATGTCGCCATACATGACCATATAAGATAGAGGACAATTCAGGCACCGGTCCGGGACCGGCATATCCACAATGATCATCCAATGTACCTCCGGTAACTGTATTCCTTATCCCTGTTATCGATAGTAATATACCGCATCGTGGTATCAAGTTTTTCGTGCCCCATGATGGATGCGACCTCCTGGATCGGCATTCCGTGCCGGGCTGCATTGGTCGCCCATGTCCGGCGGAACTTGTGCGGGTGAATATGTTCCACGCCGGCCTGTTCGGCCAGCCGGTTCAGCATGACACGCACTCCGCCAGGCTGCAGACGTTCGCCGAATCTGCCGATAAACAGCGCTGGATTGTTGTCCGTCCGTTCTGCGAAATACTCTTTCAGCACCATTTCTGTCAAATCATCGAAGTATACGACCCGCTCCTTGTTCCCTTTGCCATGTACCAGCGCGGACCGGTTTCCCAGATCCACGTTATCACGATCCAGGCCGGTCACCTCGCTGATTCGGCATCCAGTTGACCGGAGCAGGTACACGATCGCCCGGTCCCGGATGCTCATGCAGCAGCGGTCCATTTTTTCGTTCTCGACTTCGGAATAGATCTGTTTCTGCTTCTTCGCCCGCTTAATCGCGCCCAGGTTCGCCGTCGGATTCTTCTCAATCAGGCCCTCGCGGTGTAACCAGTTGAAGTAGGCAGTGAACACTTCCCGAGTGCCTTCCAGTGACGAATCCTGAAGCCCTCTGGCCTGTTCCTTCGACAGGTAGGACCGCAGATGATACACCGTGATCTGCCTGGTCGGGATTTTCACGCTGTCCATCATCCGCCCGATAACATAGGCATAGCGGTCGATGGTTTTCACGCTCCGACCCTGCACTTTCAGCGCGTCCAGGTAGATGTTCAGCAGATCATCCGGTTCGTTCGAACGATTGACCGTCTCGACCACTTCAAAATTCTGCAGGATATCAGATATAGCAGACATGATTTTCGGCATGGTATCAAATGATACATCCGAACCAATGCGTTTTTCGATCTGGTTCAGCAAGCTGATTTTCGACTCAAACGCCACTTTACAACTCCTCTCTGGCGCGGATCCGCGCCGACGTCATTGCATTTCCCGCACGAGATTCCCCATTTCTTCCAAAATCCACTCATGCGGAACCGTTGAGTAATACTCCACAATAGTGCTGCCGGTTGTCTTATTGAAAATAATATGATGCTTCAGGATCTGGCCCTCACTGATCATTTCCTTATAGGCTGCCATATGAAAAGGAGAGATCTTTTCCGGCCAGTAGTCGACGCATTTGATAAACGGCTTAACCGGCGTCATATCCATCAGATTCGATCCTTTCATAAGTGATTTCGATCCCTGGATCATCGCTCCATATCTTAGTGATCAGTTCGCAGCAGACCCGGCTGTCATCCACCCAGAACCCGAGCCGGGTCATGACGTCTTTCAGCGCCTTCTGCAGATTGTCCGTGTCCGGCCGGGTGATTCTCCACTGGTTGTGTTTATGGCTGCGCCCCTTCGGGAACCTCCAGATCGTGATCAGCCGGATCGGTCCGTCCATGGGTGTGACCGGCGCGTATGGCCGGAGGGATTCTGTCAGCCGGTGGAAAGTCCGCTTCGCTCCGGCGCTCTTGTAATGCATCATTCGCCCGCCGATCAGAGCGACCTTGTTTTCCTGGCTGGTCGCTGTCGGTGGAATCATTTTCAAGTCGATTTTCAACGGGGAAACTCCTTTCTATGTTCCTTACTCCGGGGAGGAGAGGAAGCGCGCGCTTTCAAGCGCTTCCCTCCCTCCCGGAAGGAACTTCTGTCTATTAGGAAGGAAATATCTCTATATAAACTGGTTTTTCCGCTTTTTTCCGCTTTTGGCGTCAGGCTTTTTCCTCGATATTCTTCAGCCAGTCGCGGATCGTCCGCTCCGTCACACCGAATTCATCAGCATACTGTTTCTGTGTTTTTCGCTTGCCGGCAAATTCTTCGTCCCGCTTTATGGCCTCCGCCAGGCTTGCGACATTCGCTGCCTTTTTCGCCTTCTTTGTGAGGTTTCCAATCTCGCGCCCGTTCTCCATGCTCCGCTCGTTCTCTTCGAGGTTCGCGTCCTCCAGGAGCCCGCCGGCGTCAATCTCGTGCAGCGGGTAACTGAAGAACAGGTTGACGGGTTCGGTCCGCGGGAACTCCCGGAGCGTCGCCTCCATCCGCCAGGCCGTCACATGCTCACCGAATTCGGCTTTCGCTTCCTCGATCCGGTCCTCCGGGATCCGGAGCTCGATCATATCCAGGAGCGCGTCCGCATCGCGGGCGAAAACGCCGCTGCCGGAAGCCCGGTCCATGGATGATTTCGCGCCCTGGGCGCCCTTGCTATGATGGTGCGCATAGATCACGGACGCGCCGCTGTTCGCCAGTTTGTCGATAGCGTTGCAGAACTTAGCGACCTGTTCCGCTGCGTTCTCATCTCCGATCCCGAGCTTATAGGTAGGATCCAGGATGATTGCGGCGTACTTCTTGCTATTCACTGTCCGCAGGATCTGCGGAATCAGTTTATCCACGCTTTCGGTCTGGCCGCGGAGATGAACGATATCGATGTTCTCCGGCTGCGGGTGCGCCAGCTCCAGCGCTTCATAAACCCGCTTCATACGATCGTCAAAGGATGCTTCATCCAGTTCCATATTGAGATACAGCACCCGGCCCTGTTTGCATTGATATTCGAGCCAGCGCCGGCCCTGCGCGATGGCCACGGCCAGCTCGATCAGCGCGAACGTCTTCCCGGCCTTACTGGAGGAAACAAGCAGCATTTTGTGGCCCTGTCTGAGGATCCCCTGAATCAGTTCCGGTTTCAGCGGAGGCATGTTGTCCCAGATCTCGCCCAGGTTGACCACCGGCAGAGGCTCGACCATTTCGTCCTCGATCCAGTGTTCCCACTCCACATAGTCGCTGCAGCCCATGTCGCGCCCGACGATATACTGCAGCTTCTCCCCGCGCTGGAAGCCGGGAAACCGGCTCAGACGTGACGGGTTCTTGTCCTGGGTGTCGACCACCAGCCCGTGTTTTCGGCAGATCTGATACAGCCGGTCGACGCGTTCCTGATACTGCTTATAGTCAACGGCGCCGATATGCACGATTGCATGAAGGCTTTTCCCGCCGGAATGCACCAGCACACGGACTGGCAGCTTCAGGTCCTGGATGATCGCGTACTGCGTTTCTATATCCTGCGTGTCGCTCTCAACAAGAGCGTATCTGTATGAAGTGACGTTCTTGTTGGATCTGCCTTCGCCGTCCATGGGGTTGAAGCAGATCCAGACGCCGGCTTCCTTGTTTGTGGTCCCGAAGGTATCTGAAACATCGTTCGGATGCTTCATGATCCCGTCGATCAGCTGCTTTGCCGTCCGTGCTGTGTTCTGGCCGAAGGGCTTCCATTTCCCATCATCATCCGGGTACGCGGTCACCACATAGCAGACCTTTTCCTCCGGCTCGAAAAGCGCGTTGAGATAATCTGTGATATCCTTCGCCGGGTTATAGCTCAGGAGCTCCGGCGGAGGTGGAAGCTGCTGCGTTTCCTCGTGGTGCCAGCCGCTGGTGTCGATCGGCCCGTCTGCGGTAATCAGATCGTCCCAGTCGTAGACCTTTGTATTGCTGGCGGGGTTCCAGCCATACTCCTGCGCCATGTGGTAGATCGTCCCCATGGTGGTCACGGTCCCGGAGTAGTTTCCGAACGTTCGCCATTTCTTTTCACATTCGCCAGCGTGATATCTGGCGGAGTCTGTGGCGCTCCACTCGTCCCAGAGGGTGCAGGGCAGCCCTTCATGATGAAGGGCCGCCCCGACGTTCACCCATTCCTGATAGTCGAGAGCGCTGCAGGGAATATGTTGGAGCATTTCCCTGGCCTGGGTGATATCTGTCATTGTGATTCTCCTTTTGCTATTAATATATTTAATACAGCGTCTAATTTGTCATTTATTTCTTGTACTATGTTTATAAACTTTTTGTTGTCGTCTAATAATGCTTTTACATAGTAATACATTTGAAGATTGTCATAATCCATTTTGGTCTGTTCTTCTTTGTTTTGTAACTCATTGAATGATTTCTTCATGTCTCTTTGATTTTGCTGATATTCGTTTTTTTCATTTCTTAATAACCGATAATCCTCAAATGTTTTTGCTCTGGCCATTAGGCAGACGGTTGTATAACTTATCTGCGTAATATCAGAAACAAATCGTCGATCCACGCCAGCGTCTAAAAGTTTTTTCACCTTCTTAAAATGCTCTTCTGTCATAGTTTTACAGCCCCGTGCCAATCAGAACGCCCCCTTCGTAAATGCCTTCTTCGGCTGCTGTTCTTCCTTGTCGAAGAAGCGCCGGATCTTGTTGTTCGTGTACTGCTTGCCGTTCTTTTCGTAGCTGTCCACGTAGACCTCGCAGCGGCCGGATTCCCCGTCGCAGTGTTCGAGCGTCCGCCACTGTACGGGTTCGCCATGCTTCTTCAGCCCGATGCTCCGCAGGAAGTTCGCGGCCTTCCACTGACTCTTTTCGACCAGGAAAAGCGTTTCAACACAGAGGCTGGTCCCCAGCTCTCCGCCGTCGATCCGGAGGAACATTTTCGCCATATTGCACGCGGGCATTTTGGCCGATCCTTCATAGAATCCCTTTTCCATCTTGATGACCTCAAAGGGATATTTGCCTTCAGGCAGCACTACGGATTCATAGGTTTCCTGACCATCGTCAGTGATCATATCGTCCCAGTCGTAAACTTTAATCTCTTCAGCCATTGTTTTATTCCTCCATTATTTCTTGCCGATTAAAACGGCAGATTTTCATATTTGGTCTGGCAGAGCCCGCGGACCGCGGACTCCCACGCGCCGATCAGGCAGCCGTCGATGAAATCGATGTCATAATCCTTGATCATAACGCTGGAATCGTAGTAATCCTTTTCCGCCACCACAGCCTGGAGACAGTTCGGATCTGGCACATTAGCAGCGCACATGTTCGCCCAGAGCTTCTCGAGCAGCTTGTCCTTGTCCGGGTTCTCGCTCTTCATGCTCTCCGGGCGCTGCGAAATCGCAGCAGATTTCTTCTTTTGCTGCGGATTCGCAGCAGGGACGTTCTGGGGCTTTGTGGGCGCCGGCACTTTGTCAGCCTTCACCACTTCAGCCGTCGGTGCGGAAACGCTCACAGCCTTCTGGGGCTCCGGAGCGGGCTCCACGCGGACTTCTTTCACCGGCTCCGCATCCTGGAACAGTTTCGCGATCTGATCGAATTCAAAGGGCATTTCATCCGGCAGCCCGAACCGGTTTTTCGCGTCCCAGCACGCGCTGTGATTCGCGTACATGATGCGCTTCTGGCCGCCGCGGCCCTTCTTAGTCTTCCCGTCGCTGTCTGTGACGATATCGGTTTTGTAGTTCACGAAAAGAAGCATGTCGACCCATTCCTTAATCACAGGCGCGATGTTCTTCTCGTTCAACTTCAGCATATACCGGTCATAGCTTCCCATCTCATCCGGCATCTCAAATTTCCGGATCATACTGTGGCAGACCAGGCACACATTGACCCCCTTTCCAATCACCTGGTCCAGTTTCTCCAGCAGCTCCTGCAGTTTGGTTTTCGCGAGGACGTACCCTTTGCCATATCCCATATCCTCGATGTTCTTCAGGCCCTTCTCTTTGCATACCCACCGGAAAAGGAACTTCTCCAACCAGTCCACGGTGTCGATCACCAGCGTGCCGATCCCGTCCGGGTTCTGGATCACGTACTCCACACAGGCGAAAACATCATCTAATGATTCCGGCCTGTCGAATCTCGCGACGTCCATGTGATTGGTGGATCCTTCCGTATCGATAAACACGGCCCCCGGCAGTCTGGCTGCAAAGGTCGTTTTCCCGACTCCTTCCGTGCCGTAGATCCCGATCCGGATCGCGCCCGGCACTTTGCCTCTGGTAATATTCACGCTTTGACATCTCCTCTCAGCTGTTTTATAATGAGTGCGGGAATCATTACATCACCTACTTTCCCGCGCTTGGGCCG